AAAGGTTCAGGCGCGAGCTGCAAAGATGCAAAGATATAGAGTGTTATTTGTTTATAGTAGTAGAATCTACTTTAGACCGAATCAATAACAATAACGATTTCGCTCCTCACAAAGCAAACTTAAAGTTTATATACCATAACATGCGTTTATTACAGCATGAGTTTGCGGAATACTGCCAATTCATTTTTTCGGGTAATAGAAAAAACAGCGAATTTCTCATCCCGAAGCTGCTAACGATTGGAACTCCGCTTTGGGATGTGGACGTTCAATATTTTATAGACAAGGATTATCTATGGCTTGGATCGAAGGAAATCAAAAAAGAAAAAGCGCCTTCAGCAAAGTAAACGAAGAAATCCTTAAACAAAAGGGTTATATCGAAGAGCGGGATGCAAAAATTCTGCTCTATAAGTTCCTGCGCAACAATATATCGTTTTCTTCGGAGATGATCTGTGGCGTAAATCTCTTCCCATTCCAGCACCTTGCTATTAAGACAATGTTTGAAACAGACTATTCAATGATGGTCTGGAGCCGTGGTCTTTCTAAGAGCTTCACTTGTGCAGTTTTTGCGTCCTTAGATGCGATTCTAAATCAAGGAGTACATATCGGAATTGTAAGCAAAACTTTTCGTCAAGCAAAAATGATTTTTCGTAAAATCGAAGAGATTTCGGAAAAGCCACAGGCTGCATTTTTAAAACAATGCATTACTAAGTGTACCAAAAGCTCTGACGAATGGACAATGGAAATTGGTAGAAGTAAAATCACTTGTTTGCCACTTGGTGATGGCGAAAAGCTTCGCGGTTTCCGCTTTCACAGAATGATGATTGATGAATTTTTGCTGATGCCAGAAAGAATCTTTAATGAAGTTATCATTCCATTCCTTTCTGTTGTACAAAATCCAACCGAAAGAAAGCAAGTGTACGATTTGGAAACTGAATTAATTAAGCGCGGCGATATGAAAGAGGAAGATAGATTTCTTTGGCCGAATAATAAAATTATTGTTCTATCTTCAGCTTCTTACCAGTTTGAATATATGTACAAGCTTTATAAGCAGTACGAATCCTTGATCAGTTATCCAGAAAAAGATGGTAAGGGTGGGGCCACAAGAGCTATCCTACACTTTTCTTACGATGTCGCGCCCAAAGGCTTGTATGATGAAAGTCTTTTGACGCAAGCAAAATCTACAATGTCCGAGTCTCAGTTCATGCGCGAGTTCGGGTCAAGATTCATGGATGACTCTTCTGGTTATTTTAAACTTAGCAAGATGCACGAATGCACTATAAAGGCTGGAGAGGGGCAGAGTATCGAGCTTGCGGGGGAAAGAAGCGCAGAATACATTCTTAGCTTTGACCCTTCTTGGGCAGAGAACGAGTCCTCGGACGATTTCGCCATAAATATTATCAAGCTAGATAAAGCTAACAAAAGAGGGATTCTTGTCCACAATTATGCGGTCTCTGGAACTAACTTAAAAAAGCATATCGAATATCTTCATTACTTAATGACTAGCTTCAATATTGTTGCGATGTGTGGCGACTATAATGGCGGCGTTCAATTTATTAATGCGGCAAATGAAAGCGAGTTATTTAAGAATGCAAAGATCGAAGTAAAGATGTTTGAGGCTGATTTTGATTCGCCGGAAAATTATCAAACTGAACTTCGTAAAGCTAGATCAGTTTATAATTTAGAGCAGAAGCGCATTTGTTATTTGAGAATCCCAACTAGCCCTTGGATAAGGTACGGTAACGAACTTCTCCAGTCAAACTTTGACCACCGTAAAATCTTGTTCGCAGCAGAAGCTGTTAATGACGACTTTACTACTCAAAAGGGTAAGACTATCCCTATTAAGAACTTAAAGTTCGTGAGGGATCAAGAAGACAGTCAAAGCATTGAAGCTAAGATGGTAGATTTTGTAGACCATCAAGCGGATATGATAGAGCTTGTCAAAGCTCAGTGTTCGTTAATTATTCCGACAACTACTGCTAATGGTCACCAAAGTTTTGATTTGCCGCCAGAATTAAAGCGTCAGAGTGGCGCAGAAAAGACAAGAAAAGACTCTTACTCTTGTCTTGTTTTAGGAAACTGGATGACAAAAGTTTATTTCGATATGATGGATTGTCAGATGCAGACAGTTTCTTCTACTTTTACTCCGTTTTTTGCTCGCTAAATGAAAGTAAAAGAAAGTACTTTTAGACTTTTGCGTGTAACTTTTAATATAAAGGACTATTAAAATGGCGCGCTCTTATATTAAGAAATCCGAGTACTGGAATAAGAACAAGAAACCAGAAGCTGTTTTGCAAGCTCCAGTAGAGCCAAAACTTGTTGGAGGTTCTTATTTTAACGATATATCAAAAGCTTCAAGAACATCTTCTAGCTCATCTTCGACTAAGAGCAGAATACCAGCCAATGGCACTGATAGTAATATTCGTAGATATGCTCTATTGAGCCAAGGGCTACTACCTTTTGATTTTTCAAAAGATGGCGTAGATGTTAGAGACTCTATCTTGCTCTGTCAAAAGGCTTATGCAAATGTCGCGATTGTAAGAAACACAATTGATATTGCCACTGAATTTGCCAATACAGATATTTATCTTGAGGGCGGTACAGAAAGAAGCAGGGAGTTCTTCAGCAAATGGTTTAAGAAAATCAAACTGTGGAAGATGAAAGATCAGTATTTCCGCGAATACTACCGCAGCGGAAATATCTTTTATTATCGGATTGATGGTAAGTTCAATGCCGAAGATTTTAAACTTCTTTCAGGTCTCAGCGAGAACGGGATTGTGAATAATCGCGTCCCTCTTCGCTATATTCTAATTAATCCATACGAGATCGTTGCAAAAATTTCTAGCTCCTTTGCGGAGGCTGTATATGAAAAAGTTTTATCTGAATATGAACTTGAGAGGCTGAAGAACCCAAAAGACGACGCTGACGTTGAGCTTCTAAAAGGGTTTCCTCCAGAAGTTCAGCAGCAGATAAAGAGCAAGCAGTATTTTAGAGACGGGTTAAAGATGAAGCTCGATCCTCAATATTTGCTTTATTCTTTTTACAAAAAACAAGATTACGAGCCTTTCGCCATTCCCTTCGCCTATCCTGTTTTAGAAGATGTCAACGCAAAGATCGAACTAAAGCATATCGATCAAGCGATTTCCCGTACCGTCGAAAACGTTATTCTTTTGATTACGATGGGCGCGGAGCCAGATAAGGGCGGAATTAATCCTGCCAATATGACAGCAATGCAAAACCTTTTCATGAGCGAAAGTGTTGGTCGCGTTCTGGTTTCTGACTATACCACAAGAGCCGAGTTTGTTATTCCTGATCTTAAAAAGGTGGTGGGCGAAGAGAAATATAAGATCTTGAATCAAGATATTAAAGAGGGCTTAATGAATGTGCTGCTTGGAGAGGAGAAGTATAATGGTCAAAATGCAAAGATTAGCTTCTTTATGGAGCGTTTGAAAGAAGCGAGAAACTCTTTCCTGAATGATGTTCTCCAGCCTGAAATTATCCGCATTTCAAAGGATCTGGGATTCAGAGCTTATCCTACAGCTAAGTTTACCGAGATCGACTTGAAGGACGAGACTCAGTATATGAGAACGATCTCTCGCTTGATGGAGCTTTCTATTCTTACTCCTGAACAAGGTATTGAAGCTATTCAAACTGGTAAACTCCCAGACGCGAGCGCGCTCGCGCCCGCGCAGGAGCAATATATTTCAGAGAGAGAGAAGGGGTACTACAACCCAATTGTCGGCGGTGTTCCTGTCGTGGCTCCCGCTGTTCCAGCAGCACCAACTGGCGCTCCTACCAATAGCACCTCTGGCAGACCCCTTGGCACTCCTAATCAAGCTTCACGCAAAGATATTCAAGCGGTTATTTACGAAGTCGATGCTTTTATGAAAGCTTCCGAAGACTTTGTTGCTGACAAGTTTAAGGTAAAGAAACTATCGAAGCAGCAAAAGCAAAATGTTGTAGAGTTGTGCAAAAAGGTCGTCGCTTCTTCAGATAGAGAAGCTTGGGTTCCAACCCTGCAAAAGTGTATGGCGAATCTTGATGAAATTGAAAAGCTCAAGCCATTGCCTCAAGTTTCACAGACTGCTGATGAATTTTTATTAGAAGAATATTCTGCGGCAATTTTTTATCATTCTGCTGTAAAGTAATATATGTCTTTTAAATACAAAACAAGATTAGACGGGATTTCTTTTGCCTGTCATAAACTTGGGGACAGAGATTTTCCACTACTTTCCAAAGCTTCATTAGACGAGTTAAAAAAACTTTCACCCAATATCGACGTAGAGAATAACCCAGACTTACTTGGGGTTTCATTCAATCTTGCTGTTCCGAATATGATCAATAACAATGGCGACGGTATTTCGGGGGCTACTGCTTCAAAGATCGCGAAGAGATTCCTGCACAAGTATCTCAATATCGAGCATAACAAAAAGAGAGTTGTCGGGCATATTACTAATTATTCGTTTAATGACTTTAAAGATAACAAGTTTATGAGCGACGATGAAGCCGCTCAAACCCTTGATCCAATTTATCTTTCAGTTGCAGGTGTTATCTACAGAACTGTTGATAAGTCCTTTACATCGCTGATGTTACGCAATTCTGACAAGAACGACAAGTTTAACAACGCCATCTCTGCAAGCTGGGAAATTGGTTTTAGTAGCTATTACTTAGCAGTCGGTAGCCAATCGCTTAAAGAAGCGGAGATTGTTACAGACGCGGCCCAAGTTCAAGAGCTTTCTCAGTTTTTAAAAGCCAAAGGTGGTAGCGGCAAAATGAATGACGGCACTCCAATCTATCGTTTAATTGTTGGAGAGATTTATCCTCTTGGCGGCGGTTTCACTACCAATCCGGCAGCACAAGTCAATGGTGTCGTCGCTTTTGATAATGATGCAAGCATCTCGCTCAAAGACTCTGAGGACGATAAGGAAGACGATAAAGAGGAGGAAAATCAAGACATAGAAACAGAAGAGTCTTCTGCTGATTTTCAACAAGAAGTTGCCGCCTTTTTGACGAATAAAAAATCAAATTCCATTTCAGTGATAAAAAATGTAAAAAATATAAACCATATGGACTTAGAAAAACTTATTTCAGAACTTAAGTCTGCCCTTTTGGAGAAAAAGTTTGGTGAAGAGGCTGTCGCTTCGATGACTAGCCAATTCGTAGACGCTATCAAGCAAAAGGACGCAGAGTATCGCGAGTCTCTGTCCGCAGAGAAAAACGCCAAAGAGCAAGCCGAGAAGCTTTACAAAGAGACTGTCGCCTCCGTAGAAAACATGAAGTCGGAGCTTTCCAAGACTCAAGAAGAGCTTAACCAGATCAAGAAAGTTCAAGCTGAAGAGCAAGCTCTTGCTCGCCAAAACGCTCGCGTAGCTGAACTTGATTCTGCTTTCGATCTTTCTGACGAAGACCGCAAGCTGGTTATTGGTGAAGTTCAAGCTCTTGACGCTTCTGAAGAGGCTTTCGCTTCTTACAAAGAGAAGTTCAATGCTATTTGGAAGCACAAGAACAAAGAGGCCATCAAAGCTCAACAGGCTGAAATCGAGAAGAAGATTTCCGAGCAAGTCGAGGCTCGCCTCAAGGAAGTCAGCAAGGCTTCTACTGTAACCGCAGAGGTTAAAGTTGAAGAGCAGAAGCCCGATGTCGATGCCGCTCTCGAAAGCGCTAAAGCGACAAACACCGCCCCAGATAGCAAGATCTCTGGCGAACCCAGTCTCCGTGAGAAGTTTGCAAAAGCTTTCTCCCGCGAAAATATTAGCGTAAGCTATTCCAAATAATAAAAAATAACTGTAAACCAAATTAAAGGATAACTATATGGCAAATCGTCTTCTACCGTTCCGTCAATACGACGAACATGATGTGGTAAACATGTACGCCCTTGTTGACGCAGCCGTCAACGAGAACGTAACTGGTGTTGGTACTGGTGATGCTGGCGTCTTCGTTAAAGTTTCCGCTGGTAACTTTGACCTCGACCCAGTCTCTTACGCTACCGACTCTTACCTCGGCAAAACTGACTACCCCTTCATTGGGGCTAACTCGTATCCCAAGGTTAATCTGAAGGTTACTCCTGCCGCCTCTGGCGACTTGACTAACTGCCTTGGTCTTACCCTCCGTCAAACTGCAAAGTTTGATGAGAACGGTGAGAAACTTCTCTATTACCGCCAAAAGGCTGAAGAGCTTATGTGCGTACTGCCCGGCCAAGCCGTACCAGTCGCTACTCGCGGCATCTTCTCCCTCGGTGCAAACGCTATCGACGGCACTCTGGTCGTTGGTTCCGGCTTCAAGCTTTCCGCTAACGGCGGCAAGATTACTGGCTGTCTGCACACTGACGACGGCAAGCTCGGTATCGTTCTCGGCACTGGCTCGCGCTCACCCCTCACCTCAACCGCAAACCTCAATGACCAGTTCTCTGGCGTCTTCGCCGTAGTTGGTCTGCGCATGTAATAAGAAAGGAACTATCTAAATGAAAATCACCTTAAAGCGCACTCCAGAACAAGTTGAGCTTATTAAAGCAATGGCTAGCCGTAATCGCACCGTTGCTTATGACGCTCAAGTCGCCCTCGCTGAATTTATCGGCCCCGTTCTCGCAGAAGTTGTAAACAATGCTCCTACACTGAGCAACCTGTTCACCACCCTGCCTTTCAACGCTGACGATAATCCCAGCATCCCACTCGACCTCTACTTCGACATCAATGACGAGGACTACATCACTGTATACTCGCAGTCAGTAGCTGGCGGTCTGCCCACCAATCAGGTTCTTCCCACCGTATCGGAGATGAAGATCACCACCTATACCCTTGACAGCGCACTTTCGTTTGACCGTAAGTACGCCGCCAAGCATCGTATGGATGTTGTCGCTAAGACCTTCACCCGTATGGCTCAGGAAATCCTCCTGAAGCAAGAGCGCACCTCTGCTAACCTCGTAATGTCAGTTCTCGCTACCG